TCAGAATTGCATATCAATTTGCTTAGAGTCCCCGGCGGCCACCGGGGATTTTTTCTTTGTGATTTCATCAAGCGCATACTTAAAAGCCCTGCTAATCGGACTGATGTCTGATGCCATTCCGAAAGCACACAAGACCGAAGCTATAAACCTCCAGTCTGTTCTGCTTATCTTCGATTCATGACAGCCAATCATCTTTGCCAGACCGCGCTGGGTAAGCGTTGACAGGTTGATGAGTAAATCTGTTTCTGCGCGATCAACGTCACGCTGGGATAGTTTGCTGTAACTTGTTTGTTCCATTTCTTAAGATTTCCAATAGTGAATAGCTAGTTGAAAGGTATGCGTGGAAACGCATATGGCCTTAGTTGGTCAGATATATTGGGACTCGCTTTGTCAGCGACGTAGGACGAATGTCCATTGTGAAAATAGCGGTGTTACTTATGCAGCCAGAAGGTTCTTTTTGCTTATTTCAAGCATTTCGCTTGCTTGATATTTGCCACCAGAAATCTCTTCGATTTTTGATGCGTATTTAGTTTTCCCAAAAAACTCAGTCTTAGGGAGGAAGCCGTTTTTGAGCCACTTATAGACAGCCCTTTCGCTAACTCCACAAGCCTTCGCAACTTCAGGGATGCCGACACCTTTAATCGGCTCATCAAGATTTTGCATAGGAATATCCTTTTTCGTACTTTCAGTACGTATTATGGTTGAACTGAAAGTTTTTGCAAGTGCTTTAGTATCGTACTCATGGTTCAGAATGAAAAAGTGCGCAAAGAATTCGCCCAGCGGCTAGCGCAAGCCTGTAAAGAAGCTGGTCTTGATGAACATGGTAGGGGAATGGCTATAGCCCGTGCCCTTTCTCTTTCGTCCAAAGGCGTTAGCAAATGGTTTAATGCTGAGTCTTTACCGCGTCAGGAAAAAATGAATGCGCTTGCGAAATTTCTAAACGTTGATGTTGTTTGGCTTCAGCACGGCACTTCGTTAAATGGAGCGAATGATGAAGATACTCTTTCATTTGTTGGCAAATTAAAAAAAGGGTTAGTGCGCGTGGTTGGTGAGGCAATTCTTGGTGTTGATGGTGCCATCGAGATGACCGAAGAGCGCGATGGGTGGCTCAAAATTTATAGCGATGATCCAGATGCCTTTGGTCTTCGTGTGAAAGGAGACAGCATGTGGCCCAGAATAAAATCAGGAGAATATGTACTCATTGAGCCTAACACCAAAGTATTCCCGGGTGATGAGGTGTTTGTCAGAACCGTTGAAGGACACAACATGATTAAGGTTCTTGGCTATGACAGAGATGGAGAATACCAATTTACAAGCATTAACCAGGATCACAGGCCTATAACGTTGCCTTATCATCAAGTAGCAAAGGTGGAGTATGTAGCTGGTATTCTGAAGCAATCTCGCCATCTGGATGACATCGAGGCAAGGGAGTGGCTGAAAAGTTCGTGACTTCATCGTCACATAGCTGGTAACCAGTGGCCTGAAGAGACGTTTGGGTAAGGAGGATAGATGGCGTTCAATGACCTTGAATATCAAGCAGTAAAAAAAGAAGTTCACCAATTCATTGAAAGCATAAGGCCGCCTGAACATATCCGCAATGAACTGGATATTGTTTATAGCATCAATGACCAAACGATAGATATCGGCGAACAGCGCCCCGTGTGGCAGGGCAATCCAGGTGAAACAAACATCCTGCCATCAGCAAGAATCAAGTACATACGTTCTCTGGATAGATGGAAAATCTATTGGATGCGGAAGGATATGAAATGGCATCAGTACAGTACTGAACTTTCGCTGACTGATGCGCTTGAGCTTGTGCGTGCTGACCCGGATTGCTGCTTCTTCGGATGAGTGAAGAGACGTTTGGATGATGGATGGTCGCAGAGATGCGGCCTGATTCTAAAATAGGATATAAAAAATGAGAATACTAGGTGTTAGAGCGGCGCCCAAAGTTACATCTTTTGTTGTATATTGCACTAATGAGTCTGCACTCAAATGTGTTGATGTTATTAAAATACCTTCGACCTTAGACACACCAGAAAAATTAAAGTATGTGAGAAATAACATCCTCGACATTCTTAATTTATATAATGTTGAATTAGCTGCCATACGCGTTACTGAATCAAACTCTGATAATCTTAGCATTGACCGCCTTTATATAGAAGCTGTTATTCAAGAAGCATTTTCAAGCAGTGATGTAAGAAAATATTACACTATTAGAAAATCTGGCATGAAATCATCATTGAACCTAACAGAGATCGAGTATAAAGAAATATTGAAGTCACACCGCAATATAAATGGAATCGATAATTCTGGTTTTACAACTGAAACAAATGAAGCTGTTTTGGCTGCACTATCTGCGGAGGTAAGGGGATGCTAACTCCATACAAAAGAGCTGATGTAGAATTCGAATGGATTAGTGATCTAGAAGAACAGGGTTGTTTTTCAAAAGTATATCTGGCTCATGACAGACACCTAGCTCATGACTTGGTGATTAAAGAAATAGAAAAAAAAGAAAACACTAACCACGACGACTACTTTAATGAAGCAAGGCTTCTCTATAAACATGCACATCCAAATATTGTGCAAGTTCAGTATGCTGCTCAATGTGAGAGCAATATCTATATAGCCATGCCATTTTATCATAATGGTTCGCTAAACCAATTAATGAAAAAAAATAATCTTACAAGCAGGGAGATAATACGGTATTCCATTCAATTTTTAAGTGGACTTTATCATATACACTCAAAAGGTCTTATGCATTTTGATATAAAACCTAATAACATTATGATATCAAACAGAAATGAGGCCATGCTATCTGACTTTGGATTATCTCAGTTAGTCAATGAGGAATCGAGAGCTGCGCCTGAGTTTGGATATCATTTTCATGTGCCACCGGAATATTTTTCTTTATCAACAAATGATTATAATTTCACATATGACATATATCAGGCAGGATTAACCATATATAGAATGTGTGTTGGACATGATAATTTTGAAAGAGAAAGATCTGCATTTAGCACGATTGAACAACTCAGAGAGTCGATAATTAATGGCTGCTATCCATTAAAAGAGTATCCTCCCCATATACATAAAAAATTAATAACAATAGTGAACAAATGCATTCATGTAGATCCAAATGAAAGATATCAATCCGTACTAGATGTACTAAACGATCTCTCAGCTATAAGTGATGGCGTTCTTGACTGGCGTCTACAGATGACGAAACCAACTAACGGCACATGCGAATGGCAAAAAAAGTCTGGGGACGCTATACTGTCTATAGTTTTTGACGCAGAAAATTCGTCTACTACTGGTTTTCGTTTATACGATGATGGGCGGAAAAGGCGTGCTACGAACTTAACAATATCCTCAGGATGTACCCCTACAAAACTGTATAGGTTATTAAAGGATAACTGATCATGAAAAAGCGCGAGGAAGTAAGCAAGCTGCCTCGCAGACGTGATGCAGCATTAGCGGTTCCCTACAAAAAAGATGAGTTCATAAGCCCTTCTGATGACAAAAAATTTTCAAAGGCGAAAAGTTTTACATCTACATCTCTAAAAGATAAATACTTTAAAATCTAGCCCGGCCTCAGCGCCGGGTTTTCTTTGCCTCACGATCCCCCCACCTAAAAAACATAACCAATTGTATTTATTGATGTAACTCGCTAAACCATGCAGTTATGATCCCTGCCGCATAACCTTCATCAGCCACATTTTCAAAAATAAATTTCCTTATATATCAGAATCATACTTCGTAGAGTTAATAAATCACCAAAATTCGTACCAATAGTTCTTGATAATGTCGAACTATTGGTTCATTATTATCGTCATCAGCAGGACGCATTACTCACCAGGGCGGTGAATATACAACGATTCGAATATGAATCTACGGCGCTGACAAAGCGCAATAACCAAAGTGAACTTTGGGGTGTGGTGAAGGGTTCATGGACGGGAATATGTCGCACGTAAAGCGGCGAGGCCTGCGGGACTATTGCCGAATTGAAGTAGGCCGAAACAGGTCGAAATGGGTCTCCCACCTACCACACCACCAAAGTTCATCAGGAGGTCTATATGACACGCAGAACTCAGTTCAAAGGCAATTCACGTTCTCGTCGTCGTGAGCGTTTAAAGGCAAAGGCATTAGCTAACGGCGTGCTGGCCCGCGAAGAAGCAATAAGTTCAGAAGTATTACACCGCCCTACTCTAAGCAGAGCGCAGATTCAGGCTAAAGGTACTCACGAAACGCCTGAGCGCATAGAAGACGCTAAGCCAATTAAGTTCATGGCACAGGACGTGATCTGGCAACAGAAAGAATACAGACGCAATCTGGAGCGAGCGGCCATTGTGTACGCGAATGAGTTTGGACATAAGCAACCAGAAACTGGTGTATGTCTTCCAAACGTAGCTCTTTACGCGGCAGGCTACCGGAAATCAAAACAACTGACGGCAAGATGACTTGTGTTGGTCGCCAGAAAATGAAATTAGGCAGCAAACCACTTATTTGAGGTGATATATGACAAAATCATGGAGCGTACCTTTTCCTGAATCAGAAACTGAACATGATGGAATGCCTGTTTTCTGGAGATTCCAGGCGACAGTTGAAGAAGATGGGATAAAAATATTCGCACTTCAATATATAGCTTTTCATCAGACAGAGCATTATGCATGGTTGGTTCCTGCGCATTGGATTGTTAATTTTAAACCAGCACCAAATCAGTGGTTACAGGAATGGAAACAAAGGAGAAATAGATATGCAATTAAGAAAGTAGCAAAAAATGCAGAAAGATCTTTTGCATTCCCAACGAAGAAACTTGCTATTGAAAGTTTATTGCGCCGGAAGAAATACCATTTAATGAGAATAAAACAAGATTTGGCTGTTGTATCAACTCTTGTTGATGGGATGAAGAATATTGATACATCAACACCAGATATTGAATATAACTTTGGACACAACCAAGAAACAGAAAACTGGGTGTTTTATTAGTACGAATAAGCACTGTGTATTCATTCCAACGAGTGAATACACGGAGCAATGTCGCTCGTAACCAAACAGGAGCCGACTTGTTCTGATTATTGGAAATCTTCTTTGCCCTCCAGTGTGAGGGCCTTTTTATATGCATACCAATAACGCTTCACTCGAGGCGTTTTCGTTATGTATAAATAAGGAGCACACCATGCAATATGCCATTGCAGGGTGGCCTGTTGCTGGCTGCCCTTCCGAATCTTTACTTGAACGAATCACCCGTAAATTACGTGACGGATGGAAACGCCTTATCGACATACTTAATCAGCCAGGAGTCCCAAAAAATGGATCAAACACTTATGGCTATCCAGACTAAATTCACTATCGCCACTTTTATTGGCGATGAAAAGATGTTTCGTGAAGCTGTCGACGCTTATAAAAAATGGATATTAATGCTGAAACTGAGATCAAGCAAAAGCATTCACTAACCCCATTTCCTGTTTTCCTAATCAGCCTGGCATTTCGCGGGCGATATTTTCACAGCCATTTTCAGGAGTTCAGCCATGAACGCTTATTACATTCAGGATCGTCTTGAGGCTCAGAGCTGGGCGCGTCACTACCAGCAGATCGCCCGTGAAGAGAAAGAGGCAGAACTGGCAGACGACATGGAAAAAGGCCTGCCCCAGCACCTGTTTGAATCGCTATGCATCGATCATTTGCAACGCCACGGGGCCAGCAAAAAAGCCATTACCCGTGCGTTTGATGACGATGTTGAGTTTCAGGAGCGCATGGCAGAACACATCCGGTACATGGTTGAAACCATTGCTCACCATCAGGTTGATATTGATTCAGAGGTATAAAACGGATGAGTACAGCACTCGCAACGCTGGCAGGGAAGCTGGCTGAACGTGTCGGCATGGATTCTGTCGACCCACAGGAACTGATCACCACTCTTCGCCAGACGGCATTTAAAGGTGATGCCAGCGATGCGCAGTTCATCGCATTGCTGATCGTCGCCAACCAGTACGGTCTTAATCCGTGGACGAAAGAAATTTACGCCTTTCCTGATAAGCAGAACGGCATCGTTCCGGTGGTGGGCGTTGATGGCTGGTCCCGTATCATCAATGAAAACCAGCAGTTTGATGGCATGGACTTTGAGCAGGACAATGAATCCTGTACATGCCGGATTTACCGCAAGGACCGTAATCATCCGATCTGCGTTACCGAATGGATGGATGAATGCCGCCGCGAACCATTCAAAACCCGCGAAGGCAGAGAAATCACCGGACCGTGGCAGTCGCATCCCAAACGGATGTTACGGCATAAAGCCATGATTCAGTGTGCCCGTCTCGCCTTCGGATTTGCTGGTATCTATGACAAGGATGAAGCCGAGCGCATTGTCGAAAATACCGCATACACTGCAGAACGTCAGCCGGAACGCGACATCACTCCGGTTAACGATGAAACCATGCAGGAGATTAACACTCTGCTGATTGCCCTGGACAAAACATGGGATGACGACTTATTGCCGCTCTGTTCCCAGATATTTCGCCGCGACATTCGCGCATCGTCAGAACTGACACAGGCCGAAGCAGTGAAAGCTCTTGGATTCCTGAAACAGAAAGCCTCTGAACAGAAGGTGGCTGCATGACACCGGACATTATCCTGCAGCGTACCGGGATCGACGTGAGAGCTGTCGAACAGGGGGATGATGCGTGGCACAAATTACGGCTCGGCGTCATTACAGCTTCAGAAGTTCACAACGTGATAGCAAAACCCCGCTCAGGAAAGAAATGGCCTGACATGAAAATGTCCTACTTCCACACCCTGCTTGCTGAGGTTTGCACCGGTGTGGCTCCGGAAGTTAATGCCAAAGCACTGGCCTGGGGAAAACAATACGAGAACGACGCCAGAGTCCTGTTTGAGTTCACCTCCGGCGTGAATGTTACTGAATCCCCGATTATCTATCGCGACGAAAGTATGCGTACAGCCTGCTCTCCCGATGGTTTATGCAGTGACGGCAACGGCCTTGAACTGAAATGCCCGTTTACCTCCCGGGATTTCATGAAATTCCGGCTCGGTGGTTTCGAGGCCATAAAATCGGCTTACCTGGCCCAGGTGCAGTACAGCATGTGGGTGACGCGAAAAGATGCCTGGTACTTTGCCAACTATGACCCGCGTATGAAGCGTGAAGGACTGCATTATGTCGTGGTTGAGCGGGATGAAAAGTACATGGCGAGTTTTGACGAGATGGTGCCGGAGTTCATCGAAAAAATGGACGAGGCACTGGCTGAAATTGGTTTTGTATTTGGGGAGCAATGGCGATGAAGCATCCTCACGATAATATCCGGGTAGGCGCGATCACTTTCGTCTACTCCGTTACAAAGCGAGGCTGGGTATTTCCCGGTCTTTCTGTTATCCGAAATCCACTGAAAGCACAGCGGCTGGCTGAAGAGATAAATAATAAACGAGGGGCTGTATGCACAAAGCATCTCCTGTTGAATTAAGAACGAGTATCGAGATGGCACATAGCCTTGCTCAAATTGGAGTCAGGTTTGTGCCAATACCAGTAGAAACAGACGAAGAATTTCATACGTTAGCCGCATCCCTTTCACAAAAGCTGGAAATGATGGCGGCGAAAGCAGAAGCAAACGAGAGAGACCCGGCATGACAACAACAGAATGCATTTTTCTGGCAGCGGGCTTCATATTCTGTGTGCTTATGCTTGCCGACATGGGACTTGTTCAATGACACCTCAGCAAGAAAACGCCCTTCGCAGCATTGCCCGTCAGACTAATTCTGAAATCAAAAATGCCAGACAGCAGTTTCCGGATAAAAACGTCGATGACATTTGCCGTAGCGTACTGAAGAAGCACCGCGAAACGGTAACGCTGATGGGATTCACACCGACTCACTTAAGTCTGGCAATCGGTATGTTAAACGGCGTCTTTAAGGAACGGTGAACATGAAAAGCAAAATCATCAGGGAGCTACAGGCTCCTTTTTTATTATTCGCATTCACCCTCAAGCGTATTAACCAACAATTCAGGGATTAATGAAAGATGGCAGATATCATTGATTCAGCATCAGAAATTGAAGAATTACAGCGCAATACAGCAATAAAAATGCGTCGCCTGAACTACCAGACTGTATCCGCAACTCATTGTTGTGAGTGTGGCGATCCGATAGATGAACGAAGACGCCTGGCAGTTCAGGGTTGTCGGACTTGTGCAAGTTGCCAGGAGGATCTGGAGCTTATCAGTAAACAGAGAGGTTCGAAGTGAGCGAAATTAATTATCAGGCACTGCGTGAAAAGGCAGAAAAAGCAACTAAAGGAAGCTACATCGTAGGGCATACATCTGTTAACCAGCACGGCAATTTAACAGGAGTTTTTGTTTGCCAAAAATGGAAAGGAGAACCCGGTGGCGTGATTGCGGAATGTCATGTTAACTGCCTGATTGAATCAGATGATCAGGCTTATGCAAACGCTGAATTCATAGCAGAGGCTAACCCGGCTACCGTGCTGGCACTGCTGGATGAACAGGAAAGAAACCAGCAATACATCAAACGCCGCGACCAGGAGAACGAGGAGATTGCGCTTACGGTTGGGAAGCTGCGTGTTGAGCTTGAAGCAGCAGAGAACAACCTTATTGATAGTGAATGCCATGTTGCTGAACTGGAAGAAGCTCTACGCGATAAGCAGGCGTTACTTGAAGCCTCAGAAAAGCGCAACGCAAAATTACAAAGCGAGAATGCATACATCCGCAACCGGTACAAAGAACTGGACCTATTAATCGGGAAAAACATTCTGGTCATGCAGGCTGCCATTATCGAATGGCAGGCAACTGGCGACGCTAAGAGCGGACTAGCATGGATTTATAACACACTGTTTGGCCCTGGCGAATTACCGGACGAATCTGAGAAAGATGCTCAGGCCTACTTTAATCGCAAATATGCACCGATTGACGAAAAGCTTATGGCGCTTCACAAGTGGTTTTGGGAACAAAGTGAAGCCGAGCGCGCCGCTGGCATTCGCATCAAAGGAGGTGAGTAATGCGTGTGGCATGTATCGGCTTGTTACCGTATCCGACTCGTTTTTGGGCTTCTGCGCTAATTGCAAAGAACATCATCCCGACACCAAAGCGCCGCCATACCGGTATTGCAGCGGCACGACGAGCAGCAAAGAGATGCAGGAGAGCAAAACGATGAAAAACCGTAAAGCAAAGATTCTGTTAGTTCGTAGAAACGCTCCTGGCGTCTGGCAGTGGGTGAGACTCAGCAACCGACGGATGGGGTTGATGAAATATTACGGGATGATGGATTGTGGTTTTTGCAAAAAGCCCAGCGCGGAGCAAAACCGCTGGAAAAACCACTTGCGCACTAAAGGAGAGTGATATGGCTATTGCTGCAAGTTACACCATGCATCTCTATTGTGATTGCCTCCAGTGTACAGATGGCAAATATAAGTCGCCAGACTTCGGTGAGTATATAGGTACGTCATGGGCTGGCTGTGCAAAAGAGGCGCGCAAGGATGGCTGGCGAATAAGCAAAGACAAAACGCGTGCTTTTGCGCCCGGGCATAAAGTTTTGAGGATTAACAAATGACCACTATTACCAAAGAGCGACTGCTGACAATCAAGCAGTGGCGCGAAACATACGGACCTGGTAGCAACGTTGTACTGCCAGCAGAAGAAGCGGAAGAACTGGCACGGATTGCTCTGGCAGCGCTGGAAGCTGAACCTGTTCTGTATCAGTCCTGCACTCGCCCCACTTGGAATAGCGGTGTTCCGTGGACGGAATGGAAAGAACGTAGTCGTGAGGGCTACGAAAACGATTTGCGCTTTACAGACACGCCTGACCATGCCGGTTGGATAAACAAATGCCGAAAACTATATACCACTCCGCCAGTTCCGGTAATACAGGCTGATGTCGCGCAAGCAATTGAAAACCTCAAGCAGAAGTTAGTGGAATGCAATCGCTATAACTACTGCGCAGATGCAGTTAAGGGCGTAGAGGATGCCTGCCGCGCTGCCATGCTTAAGGGAGATAAATCATGATTAATCGTACCAAGCTGGAGCACATCCTCGAATATGCCAGACAGCAGAGGCATACTGGTCAGCATTGTAAAATTCCACCAGGGGATATGGTTGAAATCATGGAGATTGCCATGCGCAAGGCTGGCAATTCTCCGGTAACTACGGATGGCTGGATAAGCTGTAGTGATCGAATGCCTGAAAAGGGCCAGAACGTGCTTATTTCGGTGAATTTCGATAGTGATCTGGTTGAGCCGCTAATATGCTCCGCACGCTATACCGGAAGCACCTTTCGGCGTGGGCAGATAACGGTTGCGCCTGGTAATGGTATTGATGGTAATGGTATTGAACAGGCCACACACTGGATGCCGCTACCAGAACCGCCGCAGGAGGTTAATTGATGGACTCCTTCGCGAAATATACGATTATTGACTGGATTGCCTTCCTTCAGGTTTTGCTCATCTGGTTTATATGGCTTACAGGAGTGGACAGTGGATTGTCAGTGTAGCCTGTAGCAAGGGATGGCGTTGGTGGAACCGAAAGAATAAAAAAGCGCTGGCCTTGGATTCGTTTTACGAAGCATTCAATCTTAACAGCCTTCAGCCTGGTTCTATCATTGTAGTCACCACTCAAAGCGACATGACGATACAAATTCACAAGCCAAAGGAGGAAGGTCGTGGCTAACCTGCAACTTGCCGTTAAAGGTGAATACTTCGCAGATAGTTTCCCCCAAATCTGGGGAAAAGCCCGAATGGCGCGGCTTACAGCAAGATAAGGCCTACATGATTTGACAAATCCGCCAGAGCTATCGCATACTGACCGCACTAGAACTTCAAAGCGGTCATCCGCACCCGATAGCTTTGCGGCTTTTTTATGCCTGCAATTTGGCATAGTCACATCCGTACAAAGGTCGGGTGGAGAGGCGTAATACAATACCCGCAAGGGGAATATGCCCGGAGCATCTTTGAAGGCTCTAGTTGACACCCGATCACCAGCCACTAACTGGTGATTGCTAACTAAAACTTCAAAGGAGGTCATCATGACCAGTCAACTCATCCCCGTATTCAACGGCACTATCGACAACGAAACAATTCTTCTAGTTAACGCTCGTGATCTACACTCTTTTCTTGGTGTGGGCAGAATGTTCGCGCACTGGGTTAAAGAACGCATTGCTGAATATGGATTCGTTGAAAGCCAGGACTATATTTTGATTTGCCAAAATGGGCAAACCAAAGGGCGAGGAGGTGATCGCCGTAGCAAGGACTACCACCTAACTCTCGACACAGCCAAAGAACTGGCGATGGTTGAGCGTAACGAAAAAGGCCGCCAGATACGCCGATACTTCATCGAGTGCGAAAAGAAACTTCGCAGCATGCAACCAGCACAGCAATTCACAGACGAGGAAATCATCCTCCTCTGCTACATGCAGGTACAGATGGAGAAAGCACAGGACATCAGCAAACGCCTGTATCCGATATTGAAGGAACTGAACTCATCATACGCGAGCAAGCTGTATGACATCGCGTTTGAGACTTTCTACACGGTGACGAAAAACAGAGACGCATTGCTCAGGGAGGCAACACGAATTGACCAGACAAGCGCCATTTTCGAACGGGCAAGACCAATGTTAAAAAGCCTTCGGGCGAGACAATTCGAATTTTAATATCAAAGGAGCTTCGGCTCCTTTTTTTACAGGTGAAACTTAATGAAATTCAAATTCACAGGTGAATGGAATGGAGAACCATTCAACAGAGTTATCGAAGCGGAGAATATCAATGACTGCTATGACCACTGGATGATATGGGCGCAGATAGCACATGCAGAAGTAACCAATATTCGAATTGAAGAACTGAAAGAACACCAAGCCGCCTGATGGCGGTTTTTTATTGGAGACAAGAAATGTCAGATTTGGCTATGAAGGTTTTGAAATGGCAATCGACTGACTATGTTGGCATCAGTAGCGCAACTCTTGCCTCAATCGCATGTGGACTGAAAAAGAATATCTATGGTCATAGCTTCGGTGCTCCACATGACGCAGCCGATTTCAGACGATGCGTTGCACTTGTTGCACTTTACATTGATGAGTTTGAAAACGCGCTATGACGAAAAAATACACTCTCATTTACGCAGATCCCCCTGGACATTCCGAGACAAAGCAACCGATGGTCAACGCGGTGCAAGTTTTAAATATCCGGTCATGAGTCTTCTGGATATCTGCCGCCTCCCGGTATGGGAACTGGCAGCCGATAATTGCCTGTTGGCTATGTGGTGGGTGCCTACACAACCACTTGAAGCATTGAAGGTTGTAGAAGCGTGGGGCTTTCGTCTGGTGACGATGAAAGGATTAACCTGGAACAAATGCGGGAAAAGACAGACCGACAAGCTGGTCATGGGTATGGGTAGCACCACTCGCGCTAACAGCGAAGACTGCCTTTTTGCAGTGAAAGGAAATCTGCCTGAACGCATTAACGCCGGAATAATCCAGTCATTCACTGCACCGCGCCTTGATCACTCCCGCAAGCCGGATATGGCGCGAGAAAAACTTGTGCAACTTCTTGGCGATGTTCCCCGGATAGAACTGTTCGCCCGTCACACCTCGCATGGATTTGATGTCTGGGGTAACCAATGCGGAACACCATCCATTGAGATGGTTCCGGGTATTGTTAAATTTCTGGAGAAAACCAATGAGCGAAAAAACGACGTTGACAAAAGGCATCACCAGTTGAATTAAGGCAGTGCCTGGAAATCGCAAATCAACTTGCCAGAAGTGGAATACGCTTTGTTCCGATCCCGATCACAGCAGATACAGAACTTCATCTGTTTGGTGAAATTCTTTCCCGAAAGCTGGATGAACTGGAAAAGCTGGTAGAAGAAGCTGACACCTCACCAATCGCATAACACCCCCACCGACATTAAAATATCAGGAGAAAAAAATGAACGCCGTACTCACAGAATTGAACAAATTAGGAAAAGCAACAGCCGACAGCATTTCTAAAGGTCTCAATATTGATTTGAATGACGTCATTGATACGCTGTGGAAGTTGAAAAACCAGGGGATCGTAAAGGTAAAAAACGGCATCTGGCAGGCAGTAGAGGGAGTTGGAAGCAAAACAGATATTGATTCAGTTCAACCAGTTCAACCAGTTCAGCCAGTGCAGAACAACATTATAGGTGACCTGCTACGTAAATCACGGAAAGAAGCGCGCCGCGCCGGGCGGAAACAGAAACGATGGGAGGGTGCATGTAAGGCGTTGCAAGAACTGAATAAATACCGTGACTTGATCAACGAATTGTCAGAGTGAACGTAGCGGGAATCCACGTCCTTTAGGGCGTGGATGATATCAGGCTGTTGAAATACATGTAGAAAAGGAGCGCATACTATGGAAGTCAACTTAATGACCGAAAAAGAGGTTTCTGATTTGTTACAAAAAAGGCGCACAGCTTTGTATAATTTGCGAAAAAAACACGGATTCCCGGAACCAGTACTTACTCATCCGGCGCGATATAGTCGTCAGGCCGTTGAACAATGGCTTAAAGCCGGAGGAATTAACCGAGCTGTTTAGCGTGCCAGAAAATTTTATCAGCATACAACTCATACGCATCTTTCTGTTCCGACAACCAGTCGTGTTTATTATACACGGCCATAACTCCCCCAAGTTCATGCCCCAGCATTTTTTCAGTGACGTGGGGCATAATTCCTTCCCCAGATAAATTCGTTACCAGAGAACGCCTAAAATCATGCGTTCTCCATTCAGGAATATCAATTTTCTCCCTTAACTTTTTCATGTACAAATTAGCCGACGAACGATCAATAGGTTTATCTATTTCCTGCCCGGGGAATAGCACATCAAAACCCGCATTAAGCAATCTCTCGATATAAGGTTTAACCTGAGTGAATACCGGACGCCGGATAATATTCCCCATTTTTGAATGCTCTTTTGGGGTTGTCCAGACCAAATCTTCCATGTTGAACTCACTGGCTGTCGCGAGACGTAGCTCAGAAAGTCTGGCCCCCCATAGCAATAGCAATTGATGTAACACCTTGTTGGAAGTAACTACTTTTGAGTTCTCCAGCGCCAGCCAAATTTTTGCCAGTTCCGTATAGGTAAGTACACGACTCCCTACATCTGGTTTTTTCCCAATATTCTTAACACTAAGCTTGAGTAATTCGCATGATGGGATTAACTGGCGGCTGATACACCAGTTAATAACTGAACGCAGTTGTAACAACAAAACACGAGCCTTTTTCTTGTTGAGGCTTTCTTGTTTGTCAAAGAAACGAGCCCATGCCGATACTGGGATACTGGCAACTGGCGAGCCTTCAAACTGTGTGTACATAGTGTTGTACACGACGGATCTGTAAAGCGTCTGTGTATTGGGTTTCAGATCAGTAACATACTTATCCCACCACTGATCCAGGCATTCTTTTAATGTCAGTTCGCCGTCACTGGGCGCAAAATAATTTTTAGGGTTAACTCCCTTCATGTACAATGCGCGCATCTCACCGACGATAACACGCGCGTCCTTCAGTGAAGTAGACGGATAGCGCCCGACAGTAAGACGTACTGGCTTACCATTCCAGCGATAACGGTACTGAAACGTGATAGTTCCTGCTGGAGTAATCCGCACACTTAACCCGTCACCATCGGTGATTTCAGCAGGGCCAGAGTAGGGTTTTCCGTAGAGGCCTCGTAGTTTGGTGTCGCTCAGTGCCAATGCTTTATATCCTGTACACAAGTTTATAATGTATTCTGTACTCAATATGTACGCATTAGCAAGTGAACAAAACACTTTTCAACGCAAAAGAAGATAATCAACCATGAACAAAAACAAACTTACACCTTGATTTTAAAACCATAAAGACGGTATTATCAGTCATATGGTGAACAACCAAAATCAATACGCAACAATGTCCTCTTAGTTAAATGGATATAACGAGCCCCTCCTAAGGGCTAATTGCAGGTTCGATTCCTGCAGGGGACACCAGATACCCTTCAAACGAAATCTACCTTCACCCCGTAAAAGATAGGTTTGGCAGCACACTTGCCTTATATCTACTCATTTTTACTGCAACAGGTTGAAATCTCAGCACTGTCAGAAAGCGCTGATGACTAAACAGCCCTGGGCCGGGCGATGTAACCATCACACAGAATCCTGATAGCGAAATATGGCGTGACTCGATACTTTACTCCGCAATGCATTCCTTGATGAATTCGCAGGACCGTGATACACGGGACAGGTCGCTGAATGACGACAATGTCCTGGAAATCAGCGAACCGCGCATCTGAAGTACATTTGAGCGACTGTACCAGAACATGAATGAGGCGTTTGGATTAGGTGATTATTAGCAGGGCTAAGCACTTTAGTATTATTATTTTCCGGTTGAGGGATAGGGAGATATCGACAACAACCGGAAAAGTTTACGTCTATATTGCTGAAGGTACAGGCGTTTCCATAACTATTTGCTCGCGTTTTTTACTCAGGAAGAAAATGCCAAATAGCAACATCAGGCAGACAATACCCGAAATTGCGAAGAAAACTGTCTGGTAGCCTGCGTGGTCAAAGAGTATCCCAGTCGGCGTTGAAAGCAGCACAATCCCAAGCGAACTGGCAATTTGAAAACCAATCAGAAAGATCGTCGACGACAGGCGCTTATCAAAATTTGCCACGCTGTATTTGAAGACGGATATGACACAAAGTGGAACCTCAATAGCATGTAACAGCTTCACTAATGAAATAATCCAGGGGTTAACGAACAGCGCGCAGGAAAGGATACGCAACACCATAATCACAACACCGATAAGTAATGCATTTTTTGGCCCTACCCGATTCACAAAGAAAGGAATAATCGCCATGCATAGCGCTTCGAGTACCACCTGGAATGAGTTGAGATAACCATACAGGCGCGTTCCTACATCGTGTGATTCGAATAAACCTGCATAAAAGACAGGAAAAAGTTGTTGATCAAAAATGTTATAGAAAGACCACGTCCCCACAATAAATATGACGAAAACCCAGAAGTTTCGATCCTTGAAAACTGCGATAAAATCCTCTTTTTTTACCCCTCCCGCATCCGCCGCTACGCACTGGTGATCCTTATCTTTAAAACACATGTTGATCATCATAAATACAGCGCCAAATAGCGAGACCAACCAGAAGTTGATATGGGGACTGATACTAAAAAATATGCCGGCAAAGAACGCGCCAATAGCATAGCCAAAAGATCCCCAGGCGCGCGCTGTTCCATATTCGAAATGAAAATTTCGCGCCATTTTTTCGGTGAAGCTGTCAAGCAAACCGCATCCCGCCAGATACCCCAGGCCAAAAAAGAGCGCCCCCAGAATTAGACCTACAGAAAAATTGCTTTGCAGTAACGGTTCATAAACGTAAATCATAAACGGTCCGGTCAAGACCAGGATGAAACTCATACACCAGATGAGCGGTTTCTTCAGACCGAGTTTATCCTGAACGATGCCGTAGAACATCATAAATAGAATGCTGGTAAACTGGTTGACCGAATAAAGTGTACCTAATTCCGTCCCTGTCAACCCTAGATGTCCTTTCAGCCAAATAGCGTATAACGACCACCACAGCGACCAGGAAATAAAAAAGAGAAATGAGTAACTGGATGCAAAACGATAGTACGCATTTCTGAATGGAATATTCAGTGCCAT